GACAGCACGGGGGTGCGCGGCGTCGACCCGGGGTATGACAGGGTGCAACGGCTGTTCGTTCCACCAGGCTGTGTTGCACGCCTCGGTGCAGAAGCGCTTTTGCTTAGGGCCGGTGTGGTGCTTGAGGATAACGAATGGCTTGGAGCAAAGGAGGCAGAGGGGGGTGGACATTTGTTAATATTTTTCGCTTTGGTTTACCCGTCGCCTTTTGGCGCTGCAGCCGATGGCCTGACCCCCTCCCCCCATCCTGCCTTGGCCTGCTTGTCGCCGGCCTTGGCGGAGGGGTAGGACATTGGCCTTTTGAACGGTGGCAAAAGTGCGTTTGACCCAATGTTTACGGGCTATTGCTGCGTGATTTTGTGTCGAAGTGAATATAACTGCTATTGTGCATCTGACTGCCATAAACAGGCCTAAATGCGTGGTTTCTGCGTGGTCACTATTGGTAGGGGTAGGACATTTCGGGCCATTACCTAAACCAAGTCATGGGTCTGCTCGTCGTTCACCGGGGTCACATCACGGTCCTTTAGGTCTGCCATGAGGTCTCTATGGTTTACTGATGCTGTCATAGAGAGGTGTATGCTGGTAGGCTGGCCCTTAATGACCGAAAGTTTGTCGGTCAGCACAGCGACCGCTACGGGTAAACTACGATCATCGATCAAGTTAATAGAGGATTCAGCCAGTCGCTTGGTTCCCTTCCAGATTGCAACCTCCAGGAATCCGGTCACGTCCTTACGCCAGTCGTCCTCGTTCTCTGGGTAATCCGTTGGAACCTTGACTCCTCGGATTAGCTTGAAAGCAGTGGTGGGGCTTAGTCCTGTATCAGCAGTAATGCTCTCTAGTGATTTGTTTTGAAGTATCCCTTCAACTACAATATCAGCCTTCTCTTGTGTTAGCTTGCTATTGAAGTGCTGGTTTGGGTTATGTGTTTTGATATACCCAACCTCTTCAGCAGCCTTGATTACTTTCTCTTTAACACCAGCAGGCACCTTTCCTTTGCCAGACATAACAAATTGCGCGTGGTGTGGATATACACCAGCAGCTTGTGCTACATCGTTCAGCGATGGCTTCTTGTCCTTCTTACCCGACATACGGTTTAAACCCATAGGGATATTCGCCCCAGTGGTTGAGATGTTTTTTCGGCTGCATGGCATAATGCTTCACATCGCATAGGGACAGCCTAACCGCGGCAGCGTAGTCCTCGCTGAGGTACTCATACTCTCCTGGGCGGCTGTCCATGGCGAACGGCATCCACAGTGTCGGGAACTGGTCAACCCTCACATCCTTGCACCAGTCTATCCGATAGGGGTTTGGCACCTCTGACCCTCCGAGCGTATCAAGTGCGCTCATAAGGCAACGTCGAGGGATTGCGAGGCATCCCGATGCGAACATTCGGATCGGTACTAGCTCTGTGGCACACTCGGCATCCGAAGTCTGCATCCTTAGGGCTTTGACGTGCTCGGTGTCGATACGCAGGGCCGGCCTTAGCGGAAGTGCTCGGCATGGGTACGGGATGCACACGGTCGCTTGGTGTTCGTGGGCGAGCTCTGCCATGCGGATAATGTCTTTCGGGTCGAACTCGATATCGTGGTCGATCTGGATCCAAACATCTTTGCCACTGTCTAGGAACCATTTAGTAGCACGGCAACGGCTTCGTGATATCAGTGCATCCTCGCGGATGGTTCGTAGATCTGTCTGTCTATCACTAGTACTAAAGGTGGCTGTTAGGCCTACCCAGGACATAAGACAGGCTGCACTGATACCACCGTATGCATACAGGCTGACGTGTATCGAGGGCCTTGTGCCTGATGTAGTCGGCTCCTGCACCACGGCTGTAGCCTGTGGAGCGTGGATGAACGGGTCGTTCATATTGATTGCTGCTGTTGGATTGTTCATGGCTGTTTCAAATCGTGTTTGATTCTGTCGGATGCGAGTATTGCTTCATGCCCTTTGGCTAATATGTATGTGATTGATCCTCTTGATACACCAATTGCTTTGGCGGTGTCGTCCAGTGTTAGGCCTAGCTGCCTGAGTTCGTATGCACGCTGACAGAACTCCGGTGTGTACTGCTCGGGGTCGACGTGTATCTCCTCCTCGATGCCCGGGTCAAGCGAGCCGTCGTCGTGGTATTTCTGGGAGAGCGGGTAGGACATGAGGCCCTTGTCGATAGCCCACTTGATCAGCCTAGGCGCTTCGTTCAGGAGCTTGGTGCGGTTGAGATCGTATTTGATGTTCATTGGAAGTTCGGTGATGGGTCTGTGAAGCGGCAGTATTGGCCTTCGTAATGGAGTTTTACATGACCGCATTCACCGTCTCGTTGTTTCGCGATAATAATGGCAGCCTCTCCTGACGGCTCGGTTCTGTCACGGTTTAGAAGCATGACCGCGTCGGCATCACGCTCCAGTTGCCCGCTATCTGCCAGGTCACTCAGCTTGGGCTGACGGCCTTTTTCCTTATCGGATTCCCGGTTGAGTTGAGCTAGGGCTAGCATGGCCACACCTGTCTGGACGGCGATTGCCTTGAGCTTGCCGGATACCTCGGCGACCTCGTAGGTGCGTTTTTCCGAGCGGTCTGCTGCCTTTACCTTCTGGATGTAATCGACGATCACCAGGCGAACCTTGTGTTTGCGGACAGCCCTTCGGACATGGGCGGTGATGCTGGCGATACTGTGACTGCTTGGTCCATCGAGGAACCACAGGGGGCTGCTTGCTATCTTAGCCGAGGCCGCGGTCATGGACCTCATGTCACCGTCGCTAAGGTCGCCACTCTTTAGGTTCTGCATCGGGATGCTTCCGATGGTCGAGACCATGCGTCGGAATATGGATTCCTGGGACATCTCCAGGCTGACGAATAAGGTGGGCACCTTGTCCTGGATGGCTGCCTGGTAAGCAATGGCGATGGCGATGGCTGTCTTTCCGATACTTGGCCTGGCCGCAATGATGGCCATCTCTCGGAGCTGCAGGCCGTCGGTCTTGTGGTCGAGCCAATGGAAGCCTGTGGCAATCCCGGATAATGTGCCCTTACGATTGAACCTGTCCTGCATTTGGTCGATGAAGTTACCGGCTACCGTCTTTGAGGTTGCGAGCATCTCCTGGGAGACCTCAATGGTAAGCCCTGCTTCGGCATTGGCGACGATTTGATCCGGTTGGAGTGTAGTTACCGCGGATTCACGTATCAGACGGTCACCGGTGTCTCGCAACTGGCGACGATGGGCCGAGTCGGTGATGCCCTTGAGGTAATACGGGAGGTTGGCCGGCGATGGGCAGATTTCCATGGCCTGATTCCAGACATCAAAAGGCATGGGCAGTAGGCCATAGGCTTTCTTCCATTCCTTACCGAGCTCGGACAATGAGGGCTGTTGGTTCGCCTGCACCATGGTGCGGATGATATCGAAGGTCTGGCGCAGGTTGTCCTGGTTGATCCATTCGCTCCGTATTTCTGCTAGGGCATCGGAACAGGTGTCGATGGTTCCTGTCAGGCAGGCTCCGATCATGCCCAGCTCGTCGTCGGTAGGGTAATAGACGTCGTTCACAGGCTATCCCTCCAATCGAGTTCCTTCTTGGGGCTGCCTGGTGTCGAGCTAGTGGTAATTGCCTGCGACTTGTATAATCCCTTCCAACCCGAGGCTATTGAGTTCTCAACAACCGAAGGCAGTTCTGCTGGTGTGAACTCTCGGGACCACTTGGTCAGTGCTGCAGTCAGGCCAGTCTTCTTGTAGGTCTCACGCTTTTCTGCCTTGTACTGGATCCACAGCCGGATGGCATCCAGGCAGTTCTTGGTTCGGATGAGTTCGGGCAGTTCTACACCATGGGCAATCTCCCACTCCGACTTAAGAGGCACCGATTGTTTCTTCTTTTCTGTCTTCTCTTCTCTATCTTCTCTATCGGTTACCCCATGGGTTAGCTGTGGGTTAACCGGAATCGGTTCTGGGTTAACCCGTGGGTTACCCGTGGGTTTCTTTGGGCGTCCTCCTTTTGCTCCGTTTGACCATGAGCAAATCAATCCGGCGTTCACCTCGTCCCATTGGTGGGCTACCAGATGGCCGTCTTCAATTCGGCAGAAGGTTTGCAGCATGGCTGACCAGAATACATCGGCATCACCAGGCCACCGGCAGACTGATGAGAGGATTACCGGGCTCCACTCTGGGAAGATGTTGGTCTTCCTCGTTTGGCAGTGTGACCACAGCCGGATGACGTAATTAGGCGCTGCATCGGTGTCCAGAAGCCTCATCAATAGACGGGTCTTCCAGTGATCTAGGAAGTCGGGTTCAATTATCATGGTTCAAACAGAAAACCCCACCCAATCCGTGCTAGGAACTCCCGTACAAGCAACGGGACGTGACACGGAAAGAGTGGGGAAAAGTGGGTTGAACATGGCTTGTGGTTGTAGTGCCTGCGCTCGCTTCCTAGGGCTCACGCTGACGGGCTCTCCCTATAAGACAGCCTGTATTGTGTCCAGCTCTTGCATCAGGCTTCTAAAGGCTCGTTCTGCTGTTGCTGGGACAACACCGTTACCGAGGAGTCGGAGTTCATCCGTTCTATTGTCACAGGTGACGCACAACTGGGCATAGTCCAGCCCACTGGGAGGCCCATCAAAGTCTCCACCCAGCGGGGGTTGAGTTTGCCGTTGTTGCCTGTCTGTCTCAATAAGTGATTCCCCACATGGCCATATCCCTCCCTGCCCGCTCGACAGTTCATTTGTTCTGATCGTCCAGCCGTCATGCTGTTGCTTGGTGTCGCCCACGACCCTGGGCGGCTCCCATCCGTACTGCTGCTCGCCGGGACGGCTTGGCCATAGTTGACCATCTCTGACAGCTTGCCAGTGTTCATGCTTTTGCCCCAGTGACCCTTGGATTCCATCTGCGTCAGATCTCTCGTCGGTGTGATGACATCCATGCAGTTTGGAGTCGGCCAACTCGCCGGGACGGCTGGGCCATGCACTGCAATGCTCAGATTGGGATCCTTGCGATTGCCCTGCGTCGATCCTCCCTGCAACGAGTCCGCCGCATTCGGTGTTGGCCATCCCTTGATCACCACCGTCGTCAGACTCTCTTGGCTGCCCTTCATGCCTCGGGAACGATCCTGAAAGCCTTGCCTCACCTCCGAGGCCACTGGCGATGGCCATGATGAAGACCCGCTTGCGCTGGTGCGGTGCGCCGCATTCAGACGCGCTGAATATGCCCCACGTTGTTCTGTAACCCAGTCTTCCCAGGTCGCACAGAACGTGATGCAGCCCACAGGTAATGTGGCCCTCGACGTTTTCAAAGAAGCAGACTCTTGGTTGAAGAATTGAAATGCCTCTTGAGATATGCGGCCAGAGATGCCTGGGGTCTTCACCTCCAAGCCGCTTGCCTGCTGCGCTGAAGGGCTGGCAGGGATATCCCCCAGTGAGGATGTCCACTCGGTCGCGAAACGCTCCCCAAGGGAAGGTTTTAAGATCCGGCCAGATAGGTGCTGGGTCCATGAGTCCCGCTTCCATTTTCGCAACCAGATTGCTGATGGCGAAGGCTTCGATCTCACAAAGAGCGACTGTGCGCAGACTTGGGATTGCTCGTTTGAGTCCAAGCTCAATGCCTCCGTATCCAGCGCAGAGGCCAAGGTGTGTAAC